AAGGCTAATATCTTATTGGCTAAATTAACACAGAAATTACAGGAGGTTACACATGAAGTACGAAGAGTGTTCAGACCCTTACCAGTATTTGTACGAGAGATACATCCAAAGACAAAGAAGGATGGATCACTTAGTGTGGTTGGTCTTAAATGGCTCGATAGCTTTGAGCGTATTATTGGTGGTCCTTTCTGTCGTGTAGATTGGGATGAGTTTAATCTTGGATCAAGAAAACAAATAGCTAGATACTTACAATTCTTTGGTTGGAAACCTAAAGTTTATACTGATAAAGGAAATGTCAAGGTTGATGAGTCAGTACTTGAGAATGTGAATATACCAGAGGCTCAACTAATAGCTGAGTACCTTATGGTACAGAAGAGAATAGCACAAGTAACATCTTGGTTGGATGCTGTTAAGCCTGATGATGGTCGTGTACATGGTAGAGTTAATACTATTGGTGCTCGCACATCTCGTATGACACACAGTAATCCTAACATGGCTCAGGTTCCTGCCTCTTATTCACCATATGGTTCTGAATGTAGGGCAGTATGGGCTGTACCTGAAGGATATAAGCTTGTGGGTTGTGATGCTAGTGGTCTTGAGCTACGAATGTTAGCACACTACATGAATGATAAGGAGTATACACATGAGTTACTTAACGGAGACATACACACAGCAAATCAGTTGGCTGCAGGACTTCAATCAAGAGATACAGCAAAAACTTTTATCTATGCATTCATGTATGGAGCTGGTGATGCGAAGATTGGGGACATCGCAGGAGGAAGAAGTGCGAGATATGGTAAGAAACTTAAAGCAAAATTCCTTGATAATACGCCATCACTTAAAGCTCTACGAGAACGCGTTGTCTCTACCGCAGAAGACAGAGGATATTTGAAGGGATTAGACGGTAGGATAATATACGTAAAGAGTCCACACTCAGCACTAAACTATTTACTTCAAGGTGCAGGTGCAATTGTTATGAAGAAAGCGTTGACTATCCTGGATAAGAATGCTACAATAGAAGGTATAGATTATAAATTTATAGGAAATATTCACGATGAATTTCAGACAGAGGTTAAGGAAGAAGAAGCAGAAAGATTTGGAACGTTGGCAAAGGAGGCTATTGTGGATGCTGGTATTCAGCTTGGCTTACGTTGTCCTCTGGATGCTGAGTATAAGATTGGGACTGATTGGAGTATGACACACTAATGCCTATATATGATTTTAAATGTGAAGCTTGTGGTCATATACATGAAGACTATTGTAAGATCAGTGAGCGTAAGGAAGCTAAGAAGTGTCCTAAGTGTGATGCTTGTAGCTATATGTTAGTTAGTACTAATGATAATAGTTTTAAACTAAGAGGTGAAGGATGGTATGGAAAATCTAGCTGGTAATAAAACATTAGATACATTAGTTCAAGATGTATATGATCTTATGTTAACTAAGAAAACATCTATTGATATTGATTCAGTAGCAGATAAGTTTGGTAAAGAGATGAGTACTATTCTTAAACAAACTTTTAAACCTAGATCATATAATAAAGATAACGTACATAACTTACGTATGTCAAATGTAGGTAAGAGTCATCGTTATTTATGGTATCATTACAATGGTTATAAAGGTGAATCTCTACAGGCTCATACATTAATTAAGTTTTTATATGGACATATAATTGAAGAGATGATTCTTGCTTTGGTTCGTTTGTCTGGTCATGATGTTACTGATGAACAGAAGGAGGCTGAGCTGCAGGGTATTAAGGGACACATGGACTGTAAGATTGATGGTGTTGTGGTTGATGTTAAGTCTACGTCTTCATATGGATTCAAGAAGTTCAGGGATGGATCACTACACACTGACGATCCTTTTGGTTATATCAATCAGATCAAGGGCTATACTAAAGCTGAGGAAGCAGATCAAGGTGCATTCCTAGCTATGGATAAACAGAATGGTACGTTAACTGTACTCACAGTAGATACAAGTGACAATGATATTGAAGAACAGATCATAGACATAAAGGAAATGGTTACTAAAGAAGAACCACCTGAGCTTTGTTATGATGTAGTACCAGACGGTAAGTCAGGCAACATGAAGTTAAGTGTTGGTTGTTCTTATTGTCAGTTCAAGAAGCATTGTTATCCTGACCTTAGAGCCTTTGCATATTCAACAGGACCTAAGTTCTTAGCTGTAGTTAAGAAACTACCTAACGTACCGGAGATTGAACTATGAGTGATGGTGTTTTATTTGTTGAGATAGGGTTTGATAAACTACGTGATGAGTTTGATTACCAATGGGATGATTATAGATTTAGTAAACTACGTGGTATATGTGATGAGGAATTTATAATTGAAGATTCTATTGGTCGTTATATTCCTTTTCGTGTTGATCAAATAAATGAATTGATAGATGCGTTAGTTGATCTCAACAGCATATATACAAGGGAGGTAGTTAATGAATCCTAATAAAAATATTAGATGGAACTATAGGGTAATGGAAGATAATGATAATGATTATGGTATACATTCAGTATATTACAATCAAGATAAGTCAGAAGTAATTGGTTTCTCTGAACATCCTATGCCACCACATGGTGCTACTACTGAGTTACTCAAGGAAGATCTCTTACTTATGATGGCTGCATTTAATAGGGAGACACTGTATGCGAAAGACTACAAAGAAGAAGCGGTCATTGATAAAGAAGAAATGCATTACCACTAAGTTCAGATCTAAACTAGAAGCATTAGTTAGGAGTAAGTTAGATAGTAAATGGAAGTACGAACCTTTCACTGTGCCTTATATAGTACATCGTAAATACATACCTGATTTTGTTAGAGGTAATGAGCTGATAGAAGTCAAGGGTTATTTTAGGGTAGGTGATACACAGAAATATAAAGCAGTGAGAGATAGTTTACCATCAAAACAGAAATTAATTTTTGTACTGGCTGATCATAGAAAGAAAATAAGAAAGGGAGCTAAGATGAATATGGGAGAATGGTGTGATAAGGAAGGCTTTGAATGGTATGATGTAAAGGATCTAAAGAAATGTACTCTCTAACACTAGAAGAATTAAAGGAACGTGTTGGTTCGTGTTATGATCCTGATTTATTGGTTGAGTTATTGGAAATAAATTCTCAAGAAATTTTAGATTCCTTTGAAGATAAACTATTAACTAATAGATATAAATTTTTACCTGAAATAGAAACATGTGAGGCAAGAGAAAATGAAAATACTTAACTATGAAGAGAATGAAGATGGTTCAGCTAATATTACTTTTGATATAGACGATGAGTATGTGGATGCATTAATGCTACAAGGTATAAGAGAAACAGTAAAAGATAAACCAGTAGTTGTTATGTCTGTTGATGAGTATATGGAAGTAAAGGATTATATTAAAGAACCTAAACAGATAGAGCTTGAACCTCAAATGGCACAAGCTTTCTTGGAAGTAGGTATTGTATTAGCAATAGAAAAAGGATTAGAAAATGTCAGTAACTCAGATGGACAAACAGAAGAGATCAGCTAAAGGTATATTTAATAAGGTAGCTAACATATCTCCCAAATCTTTTCTGATTATATATAGAGATGAGGATACGGAAGATAAAGATCTAGTAGTTATTAATCAGACTATAGATCATGTAGAAATGGTAGGTATGTTTGAGTACTCTAAAATGGTTATGGTAAATGGAGATATGTATGAGTAACTTACCGTACAGTGTAGCACATTATACACAAGGAAGTATACAACCCATAGATTTTATTATGTCTAATGATATGGATTATCTTGAGGGTAATATTATTAAGTACGTATCCAGGTATAAATATAAGAATGGTTATGAGGATCTATTAAAAGCACAAGCTTATTTAACATGGCTAATTACAAGAGAAGAACAAGATGAGTAAGAACAAACAACATAGGAAAGTTAGGGAGGATCCTATGTTCAGGGTGAGAGTAGTTAATCCAAAGAAAAAAACAAGGAATAAAAGAGATGACATTGCCGACAGACTATCAGAATTTCATAGCACTAAGTAGGTATGCTCGCTGGCTACCTGTAGAGAACAGAAGGGAGACATGGGATGAAACAATTGCACGGTACTTTAACTTCATGGATACTCATCTTGTTGCCAACACTGACTATACCCTTAGCGATACTACTCGTAAGGAACTGGAGAAAGCAGTAAATGATTTGAAGGTTATGCCAAGTATGAGAGCATTAATGACAGCAGGGAAAGCTCTTGAGAAGAATAACATTGCAGGGTATAACTGTGCTTACCTTAGTGTAGATCATCCAAAAGCATTTGATGAGACATTGTACGTACTGATGCATGGTACAGGTGTTGGGTTCAGCGTAGAGAGACAACACATACAGAAACTACCTGAGGTTCCAGATGAGATGGAGAAGGTGGATGATATGATTGTTGTCAAGGACAGCAAGGAAGGTTGGCAGATGGCTTACAGAAGATTGATTAGCTATCTATATAATGGTGAGATCCCAAATTGGGACATGAGTAAAGTGAGGAAGAAAGGTGCTAGACTTAATACTTTTGGAGGTAGGGCTTCTGGTCCTGAGCCTCTTGATAATCTTTTCAAGTTTACTGTGGATATATTCAGCAAGTCTACTGGTCGTGGGCTTAATAGCTACGAATGTCACAGGGTTATGTGTAAGATTGCAGAGATCGTGGTTGTCGGGGGTGTGCGTAGGAGTGCATTAATCTCCCTCTCAAACCTAACAGATGATCGTATGAGACATGCAAAGAGTGGTCAATGGTGGCATGAGACACCTGAGATGGCACTCTCCAATAACTCTGTATGCTACACTGAGAAGCCTGACATGGGTATCTTCATGAGTGAATGGTCTGCACTATATGAATCTAAGAGTGGTGAACGTGGTATCTTTAATCGTGAAGCTGCAAAGAAACAGGTGGAGTCATT